GACACTACCACGAACTGACTTAAGAAAATTATCTAATCTGGAAAGACCCATTTTTACTAATTCGTTATCCGTTAAGATTATTTATCATCACATATATATTCAACTAAATATTTAAAAAATGTTGATAAAATGAAATCATATTCTGACCTAAAAGAAGATTTAGAGCAAAGAAGAAAAGAACTCAAAGCTAAGCAAAAACAGCAAATTGATGCACGTAAGAAACAAGCAACTTCATACCGCGATAATGTAAATAAGGAAATGGAGAAACAACAGAAAAAAGTTCAAAAAGAGCGCGAACAAGAAGCAGAGAGAAAACAAGCAATAAGAGCACGTGAGGCAATGAAGCAAGAATTAAAGCGTGAAATAGAATCCGAAAAAAACTAATAGGGCAATTTTTACCCAGAGTTTTTTTTGCCCCTTTTTTGGAATTAAAAGTTGAATTTCCCTCAGAGAGGGTCTGAATAAAATACCCTGTCTTCCTCTACCTTATCACGCACAAAGCTAAGCACGTTCATAAACTCTTCTACTGTATCACAATTCACTGTCTTTTTATCACCTCCATCTGAATACAAATACACTGTTCTTTTGCTGGTGTCTATGACACACTTGGATAATAAATCATCATTCATAATTAAACCTCAACCTGTTACTATATTTTGACCACCATACTTGGGATCATTGTATTCTGGGTCAGGATAATCTGCCCAAGTGTCACCCTCATACTCAGTGACTAATTTATTTACATCCTTTCTTTCAGCATATACATGAAAGAAACAATCAACTGGCATTCCTCCTTGAGCTTGAAGATATATTTTTTCATTATCCCATCTCTTTACTATCACATCCTGATGAGCACCAATGGGTTGAAGTTGGACTGAGATGCTATCAGTATGAACTAAGTCTCTCCAATAAGCAGGTAAAGTAATAACATTATTCTTATTTCTTACTCTTCCTCTATAATATACTCCAACTTCTGGACCCTCAATACAAGCATATCTAAGTCTCTGTCCCTCTCCCCTACTTGGATGAACCATATCAAATGGTTTTGGTTTGCTATCTGCAACCTTAAATCTTGCTGCTAAACTAGTAGGAGAAATAGCATCACATATTATATCTCCTTTCACATGCAAAGGTTCAGATGATCCTCCACCTACTTCCAATCCATAAGAAGTCTTACCATCACCCTCAATATCAACATTACCTTTAACCTTTACTGACAAATCAGGATGAGTTTCACTATCAGAATTAAATTCTTCAGCGATCATTACAGTTGCTTCTACACTAGAATACTCAGTATCTCTTCCTAATTGAACAGGAGCCTCCAAATAAGCAGATCCTCTTATCTCACTCTCTCCTTTACCTAGTGCCTCTGGTTTGCCATTACCAACAAACAATCTTTTTCCTACAAGAATGTTACCAAATTTCATTTGTTTCTTTCCTCATTAATAGATGGGAACTTAGATGGTTTCCCTTTAGTTGATCTGTCAGCAAAGTCAACCAACCCACCATAGACATTCATAATTCCTTTACCAATCATGTCCACAGTCTTCTCTGAAAATATTTTAGTAGATACTTTTGATTGTAAATCAATAGTTTGAGCATCTAGTAAAATTTTATCATCAGCATTGATATTAATGACACCAGTTCTACCATCAGAACCTTTAGCAATAATTTCAATAGCCTCTGCTGCTATTTTAATCTTTCCTCTTGGTGCTGTCAAGACGATGTCACCATTCTCTGCTTCATAATAGATGGCAGGAAGATCTCTAGGAGTATCAGAACCTGGTGGATAGTTTACAATATCCTTACCAGTTAAGGCAGTGAGAGCACCTGGACATACTATATGAGTAGATCCTTTTGAACCATCCTCCTTACTCCCAGTCTCTTGCATCCTAATATAATGACGACCTCCATCAGGTCCATTCTGCAACTTGCAAGCATCTATTTCATTAGAATAGGTATTGACTTCACCAAAACTGATGTACCCATGTTCAGTACCTGCTTGGTAAGGATGTTTATTTTCTTTTTGAGACATTAGAATTTACCCACACAATCTATGACTTGAATAGCTGCACCAGTAGAAACTAACTCAGGCGCAATGTCTTCTCCCACCCTATTTACCTTAAATACAGGCATCAACTTAGCATTATAACCTGTATCACTCTCAATGTAAATATCTGGATCTTCAGTGAATCCTATACCACCATTGATGACATCCACTCCAATGATAGAACCCAATTCATCACACATAACTTTAATTTCAGCACCATTACCTACTATCACCTTATCATTAGCACAATCATATCCAAATCCTGAATCAAGAATATTAATTTCATCTATCTCAAGAACCACAGGATAATCTCCTGTATCTGTAGATGGGAAAGGACTATCTTTAGTCACATCTACAGGAGGTTGTGCTGTTATGGTTTGATCTCCAACTATAACATCTACTTTACCACCAGGAGAAGTTACTTCATCACCTGTAGAAACTTCTATTACAGTTCCTGGTTTGTAAGGAGTATCATATGTACCATCTTCTCTTCTTACTGTAGTTTCATCAGCCTCTGCCCATACATTACCATCTCCTCCCTGACTTCCATCTGGAGAAGGAAGATAATCAATACCAGTATCATCCATTATAACTCTAACTACTTCTCCATTTTCTACCACTGCTCTACCAGTGGCTCCCTTACCCTTATTACATGAATCAATAAACTTAACTCTAGGTGGACCAATATAATTTCCACCAGGAGTAATAATATCTACACCCAATACAGTAGTAAGAGCACTGACTATAACATTCCCTGTTGCTCCACTACCACCTCCACCTATAAACTCAACAGTAGGTGGTCCACAATTGACTGGTCCTACATTACAATCACTCTTAAAAGCATCAGAAAAATCAGCATTGTTAGCAATGTCTGAAAGAGTATCACCAATATTAGTAACACCTTCCACTGCATTCTGAACTAATGAAGCAGCTTCTTTTGCTTTATTAACTATAGAAAATAAATCTAAGGTTGCTGATTTCTCTGCTCCACTAATAGAATTCCATTCTTTTACTTCAGAACATCTAGGATCTTCTTCACAAGAAAGGAATGAAAGAGCATCAGTAGCAAATCCCATCACATCATCAAGAGCACCAGATGCAGCACCCATACCAGCAAGTAAAGATTTGATAGGAGCCATCACAGAACTAATTGCTGAATCTATAAGACCACTAACCTTACCAAGCAATGATCCTATAAAATTTTCAGTTGCACATGGAGGAGTAGTGATAAATCTATCCATTATCTGATCTAGAAATCCACTTACCATTCCAGTAAGATTCTTCATTATATTTTTAAACAAACATGCTAATTCATCATTAGCTTCCTCCACTTTTACTTTTAGTTCAGGCAACTCAGTAGGAAAGACCTCATTATATTGGTCACTTAAAACATCATTGACTTTCTTTATAGCATTCTTCTGAATCTCAGCAGTTATTCTCTTTACATCTCCAGCAATAGCCTTAGTAGCATTATCTTTTACCTTAGCAATTTCCTTTTCAATATTATCAACCTTAGTAGATACTTTAGTCTCCCAGTCATTAGCAGTCTTTTGAATTCTTTTTACTTCTGCAAGCATGTTCTTCATCTCTCTCTGTATTCCTACAACAGGAGCTGGTTCACACTTACTAATGGTAGGTATTATCCTTGGTTTACTTTCATTTTCATATGCTTCTTTACTTGATCCAGTCTTTCTTCCTACTAAAGAAGTAGGAGACTCCATCACCTCTTTATTATTAGTCCTACCTCTATTACCTTGACCACCCCTACGTTTAGGTTTAATAGTATCAGGTACAGCCTCAGCTTCTTCTTGAGTAGTACCTAAGGCATCTCTAGGAACAGTATCTTCAACAGTATATCCACTGAAAGGAGTAAATGCTGTGTCTGGTACATTCTTCATCACAGCAGTGTATTGGTTGTATCCAATCACACCCATGATTATAGGTTGTTGAGCATCCTCTCCATCTAAGAAGAAACCATACACAAAGTTACCCTGCCTCAATTGAGGAGTTTGTCTTGCACCACCAGATGTTCCAGCAGTAACTGGAAGCATGACAGATGCCCAAGGCAAATCATCATCAGTGAGCTCACCAGGAACAGCAGTATGATACCCCATGATCCTGACTTTATATCTAAAGTCAAATCCCTTTTGGTCTTTGGTGGTCTTAGTAGGTGTTTCTGGTAGGTTGCCAGCCCATTTTGTTTGATCTACAACCTGACCAATCCACCATATAAATCCATCCTTTCCAAGGAAATGTGTTTTTATTAATCCTTGTTCAAGCATTAGTCGTCATATACTCTACACTCTAATGAATCTGGATGATTATCACAATACACTTCTAAGTGCTCATCACTATGTCTTTCATGCCAGTCATTAATCTTACCATCATTACTATCAACTTCATCTTCTGAGTGAGCATGAAATGCATCATTATGCATCTCCAAATCAGACTCACTATACTCAATCATACCATGATTGATATGCTCCTTATGATCCTTAGGATCTAGGTATACTTCATGATTTAAATCATGTTTTGGGGTTGGTGTTGTCATAGTTTCAATCCTTTTTAAAATGATTTTCTTCCAAATGTATCTCTCACAAGAGTTAAACTAGTATAAGTTTCTCTTGGAGTGATATTATGACATAGACTTGATATCATATATATGCCTCCACTTTGCTTATTGTAAGTTGTATTAGGTTCAACAGACAATTCAGGGAAATCACAATGAATCAAGTCACCAGCACGAAGATTAAAATTTCCTGGTATCATAATATTTATTTTAATTGAGAACAATTGATTGTATCTCATTACTGATTGTACCATGATATCTTCAGCATCGAAAGTAGATTCATTTGATTTGTCTTTCCATGCTTTCAATTGCTCATCTATATCCTTACCAGAAGGAAGAGTTCCTACATCCTTAACTCTATTCATTAATCTAGAAATAGGTTTTCTAAATTCATCAGCAACAGAATCAATATCATCTGTACCTGCATGTACTTGCTTACCTTTACTTCCACCCTCTTTACTCTTAGCAGGGTCTGATGAATCAACACTAAAATTTCTTACCTCATAATTCATAGCATAGAAATCAAAGAACAAAGTTCTATTTGAATAAGTTCCCATCAATAAATTGTTTTGTAAATTAATATCCTTATCAATATCATAAGATATAATTTTACCATCATATTCTGATGGATTATCATCTGTATTGCTGTAAAGATAATTACCTTTAGATTTTTGTTCAAATAAAAGATCAATGGATCTAAAATTAAATCCATCATATGTTTCATAAAAAAGATATCCTGCTGTTCCTCCTTTCAAATCTCCTCTATCTGGAGAAGCTTTAGATGCCAACCAAGTGCAAACATAAAAAGGTTTTCTATCATTACCTATAAAATTATAAGTATTAGAATCATCTACAGTAACTTTCTTCTTAGTTTTTATACCATCACCACCTGACAAATTCTTCTCAAGTATATCCTTCACACTATCTGATACTTTACCCTCATATCTTCTTACTACTCTAGACTGTTCATTAGCAAATAGTTCTCTAGAAGTAAAGTCAATACTGTATACATCCTTCTGAGTACCAGCAATAACATTCCTAACTCTATTCACATATAACTTACTATCATTTTTAAATTCTAACTTGTTCCCATCATGATCCTCAATAACAATAGTAGATGGTTCCCCTCCACGCACTGGAAGACCATCCAAAATACCTTTATTACCCATCTTTTTATTATCACTCTCTCCACTCTCAGTTATAATAGCACTTAAAGATACTGTGTTGGATAGTATATCCTCGTAGTATTTTATATCAGATACAACTCCAGAGGCATCTATAGAATTACCACCATCCTTGGCTTGAAAGATGTTAAACTCTCTTATATTACCTGATCTTGTGGATGCTTTACTTGACATTCTTATACCTTATAAAGAGATGCATTAGATAACATCTCATACTGACTATTTACTATAGTTTGAGTATCTAATGTCAAAGGAATAATTTTAGACTTACCTGCTGAAGATGAAGGAGTAAATGAATCCTGATCACCTCCACTATTCACCACTACAGTAGTATCATCTGCACCATCTTCATAGGAAGCTGACTCTGATATATCCTCTGCATCACTATTCTGTGATTGAGATCCTATCTCAGCAGTCTCTTCTGAAGGAGGGAAGAAAGATTTACCAAGCAATGGTAAAGTCTTTGCAGGATTAAGAATATTCAACCAATTAGTGACTCCCAATCTAGTTTTATTTTCTGCTTTAAAATGTTCTATAAACCTAGAGAATCCACTACCAATCCATTTAGTAAATGCCTTACCCCCATCAACTATCTGAAAGAACTTATCCTTTAGTTTCTTACCTGCTGCTTTCCATCCACCAGCTTCACCAGAGAATCCAGTATATAAAACATCCCCTACAAATTCTCCAGCTATCTCACCTACTATCATTCCTATTGGACCTAATGCCAATCCCAATCCACCACCAATAGCAGCACCAGCAGTCTTAAATAATGTTTGCTTCATGGGATCACCAGAAAGCATAGACATAAGAGCCACTAAAAGAGGACCAACCACTGGTATCTTGATTGCCTTGGCTCCCTTAGCCATAGATTTAAATAAAGTTTTTATTCCTGGTCCTGCTGCTGCTTTACCAGCTTGCTTTCCAAATAATTTCCCTATAACTTTACCAATCTTACTAACTATTGGTTTAGCTGCTGTCTTTACTTTACTAACACCAGTCTGCACTAAAGTCTTCCCTTGATTTATTATTGTGCCAGCAGCTTTGGTTGTCTTAGTAACCATCTGAGCTACTTTTGGAAATGCTTTAGCACCTGCTCTTACTATACCCTTTATAGCGTCATCCACTAGTCCCTTTGCCCATTTCACCATCCCAAAAAGTTTACTTCCTACAGCTTTAAATCCTTTAAAGACTAAGTTGCCAAGGGATTTAAATGGACGCAGTGCTAAACTAAACGCCTTACCTATACCAGACTTAAGTGCCTTAACTCCTTTGAGTAGTGTAGGTAATCCCTTTTTAAGAGCTTCAATACCAATTCTAAATGCTAAGATAATATCTCTTGCTCCTCCCATCAGAGCAGCAATCAAAGAACCAAGGAGAGTCATGGTAGCAAACCTAGCCATCCTTGTTAGGAAATCATCAGCAGGATCTTTTACTGCACCTAACATCTTCTTACCTATGCCAGGTTTTTTAGATTCTAATTCATCCTCTCTTGCTTCTTTTGCTAACTTAGCATTCAATATTCTCTGATCTTCAATCCTATCAATAGTATCCTTATTGTTATCATTTATAGCAACCTTAATAGCATCTACATTGGTTTGAATCTTAGTTAAAGATTCCATGAATGGAGTAAGACCCAAATCCCTCGCAGCAGTGCCACTTACTTTAACTATCTCTCCACCAGTTTCTTTTGGATTAACAAGATCTATTTTACCACCTGGATTAGAAACTAATTCTGCCTTAGGTCTAATATCTAAAGCACCTCCTTTCTCCTCCTTACCCATCATTTTCTTTGCTACATCCTTACCCTTCACCTTTTTCTTTTTCACAGTTGCTTTGACGGCTTTCTTCGCCATGTTCTTAAGCAACTGCTTACCCATATTCATTAATACTGTCCCTGTTATTGCTGGCATCTTATCCCATCATATTGTAGAGTGATTTAACTACAGGTGTAGTAACATTATTAGGGTCAGTTGATGAGAATCTAAGTGCTTGTTGCCCAGCTCCTCCAGAAACTGATACTTTAGATGATTTTTTTCCTCCTCCACCCAACACAACAACATTTCTACCTCTACTAGGAGGAGTGCCAATCTCAGGAACTGATCCACCACCAGCAAACTTCATCAACTTAGGTTGATTAGTGCCACCACCAGCAGCATTCATCTCCTTTAAGTTATCAACCCCAATCTGATCAACAGCTCCCTTACTCATGACAAACTCACCTGGAGTTAGCATTGCAGGGACTGTATCTTTATTGCCAGAACCAGGAACTTTTCCACCTTTATTATACCCCATGATATTATTAGGAGCGATGTTAAGAACATTGTGACCAGTTCCCAATACATTATGTACAGGATAAGGTGCAGGTACTATTCCACCACCACTAAATCCTTTTGTTTTAGGAGTCATTCCATCTGCACCATCCTTTCCAGCAGTTCCCATAGACTGCATACCATCTACACCATCTTTTCCTATAAATTCCCTACCATCTACACCATCTTTTCCTATAAACTCCATGCCATCTACACCATCTATTCCAGATTCTCCATCAACTCCATCAATACCATCCTCACCTTGATCACCAGGAACCAGTCCACCTTCAGACATTCCCACTGCTTCATTCTTTGCTTGTGCTGTTTTAGATAGAGGAATGAATTGAAACTCAGGAGGACCAGGAACCAAAGGAATTTCTGGTGCTTTTACAGGAGGTATCTTTAACAATCCAGTTGCTTTATTAAGAGCATCAAGTAATGTAGACACTCCTTTATTAATACCACCAATAATAAAGTTCATTGGCGCGCCAGTAATCATCCACAGTCCTTTCATTACTGAATTAACTAAACCAATAACAAAATTAAAAAATCTTTTAATTGGATCTAAAAACTGAGCAGGATCTTTAAGAAGAGTTAGTACTCTATTAATCACTGACCCAACAAAGGTCATCATCACAAACTTAATTAACTTATTAAGAAAGTTTCCTACTGGTTTAGTGACAGTATCAAGCATCTTTTCTTTTATTCCTTTCTTCTTCTCTAATTTCTTTTCTCTTTTCTTTTTCTTATCAGCGAGGATAGCTTTCCTCATCTCCTCATCTCTATCATCAGCAAGATCTCCTTGCGTTATTATTACATCCTTAATTTCTACTACACTCTGATTAATTTCCTCAAGTTTATCTGTAACATCTCCATTTAAGAAAGCAATAACATCACCTTTCTTGCCACCATCCTCTACCATCTCTGCTTCGTTTGGACTAATATCTTGAGAGCTGAAGGTAGTACCAGGAAGAAGTTTAGCTTTATTAATATTCTTTCCTGTAACAGTGGTCTTCTTAGCAGCAAACTTTGATCTCCTTAATCCTTTTACAGCATCTTGAAGCATAGGAATCCTACCATCACCTGGATTCTCACGACTTAAATCATTAATAGATGCTTTCAAAGCACTCAACATATCATCGTCATTCTCTATCTCCCAAGGATCATATCCAAGATCTTGGAGTATCTTTACATGCTCAGTTTTTCTTCCTACTGCTGCCATCAGTTATGTTCTTGTTGTTGCTTGAGTTTTTCATCCTCAAGATGTTGTTTTAACATACCAATGTAGATGTCTCTCTCCCAAGGGATTAAGTTTTCAACTTCTGTTAATGAATATTTATGGTACTGTAATAGAGCGAAATTAATCTTATAATAACTCTCTAGATCCATGTGTACCATGCCTAAGCGAAAAAAGACGATAACCCTTCCAATACTACAGTGCTTTCAACCTTAGTCTTAGGATTAGTGAAGGTCACACTATGAGATAACTTAGGCATTGTCTCAAAGAACTTTTCAATCTCCTTGAACTGCATACTATTCATCTGTTCAAGAAATTCTTTCACTTCCTTCTTAGTACAATCAGCAGTAGACCATACCTCCTCCTCATTATAAATTTTATCAATACAAGATGCAATCAAATCAAATGATTGATCCATACTCACCTCTTCAGTAAAATCAAAATTACTTTTAATGAATTGATCCAGTGATGGATACTTCATCTCCATGACTAAAGTATCATCCAACTTAACCTTACTAGTATGCTCTTTACTCTTTTGAATTTTAATATCATCAATATCAATAGTCACAGGAACTTGTGTTACCTCATCATCAGGGGCAATTAAATTAACTTCAACCTCCTCACCTACAGACTTACCTCTGATGTTAAGGAATAAAAATTCAATATCAAATGTAGGAAGATTTTCTACCTTCACTCCTCTACTCTGAATACAATTCTTTAATACAGTTTTAATGGCAGTGGAAATCTGTTTAGTATCTTCTGTTTCTAATGCTAAGACTAATAATTTTTCTTCTTTAACTAGAAAGGGTCTATATTTAATTTTCTTTCCTGTAGATGGCAATTCAAGTTCATAACTTGGCGTAACAATGGTAGGTAATGGCATAATAATTCTTTCAGTGTCTTATTTATCAAGCAAAAGTTTGAGTAGTTCCAAGTAACTCATTTGCTCCAAGAGTAGGATCTCTATTAACTATAACATCTCTTTGTACATTAGTAGTACTACTAGAACCAAATAATGAAGTCCCACCACTGACAAGTGATGATTTTCTTTCCATAACATATCTAATAAAATTAAATGATACGCTACATTTTAAAACCTGACTCTCTTCATATGATACAGGAATAGCTGTTAAAGATAATGGAAATGCTTGAACAAAAGTATAATCAAGAACACTTCTAGATGTGGTTGTAGATCCCCTAGTGGTACTAAATTCTCTAGTAAATTGATCCTTCTCAAATTTAGTTAAAAACATATTAGATTTATATGTCACAGGATAAGACATCCTGTAGCTTGCATAAGGATCTTTATAAGTTCTTTTATTATCAATACCAGTTATATAATCCATCCATCCTTCAATCAATTCAATCACTTTATAATTTCTATCTACATAAAAGGTCAATCCAATTGTTTCATCATACATTCTTCTATAAGCCATCTTCTCAGTCACACCATGATAATCATTAGTGACATCATGAGTAGTTAAACTAGATCCTGGAAGAGTTGCTTCAGAACACATCAAACTAATGTTATCATAATCAATATTACCTAAAGACAAACGATTTCTTACTGCCTGAGGAACTGGTAGGGTTAATCTATATAAAGAAGATTGTGCTACATTCAGCAATCTAGACTTTATAGTAGATACAGTTAACTTTTCTGGCCTGACACCTGCCATCTATAAATATTTGAGATTATATATTATGTATAAGAGATGGCTGAAAGTATTAAGAGTAGGTACAAACCAAAGCACCCACGAAAGTACCAAGGCAATCCAAATAATATAATATGTCGTAGTAGTTGGGAACGTAAGTTCTGTAGATACTGTGACCTGACTGAGAATATAATAGCATGGGCTTCTGAAGAGATAAGTATTCCATACATGTCTCCTGTAGATAAAAGACCTCATAGATACTTCCCAGACTTTCTAATGAAGGTGAGAGAAAGTAATGGTAGTATCAAAACTTATGTGGTTGAGGTGAAACCTAAGAAGCAAACCAAACCACCAAAGAAAAAAACCAGAGTAACTAAATCATATCTGTATGAACTTACAACCTATGCTATCAACCAAGCTAAATGGAAAGCAGCACAGGAGTATTGTTTGGATAGGAGAATTGAATTTAAACTTATCACAGAAGATGAATTAGGTATCAAATAATGTCAGAAAGAACAGAAGAACTTCAAGATAAACTTGAAGAAGTAAATGATGCTGATGATATTATGATGTATATCATGGAAGTGTTTACTCAAACAGAAATAGTTCCTGATGCAGGTAACTATTATACCTTTGTATATAATGCTAAAACTCCTGGTGTGTTTGATGAGTTCCCTCTAGTTGCTGTCACCTATGTGGATAGGTGGGGGTTCCAAGGACTCAACTTTCATTGGGGATCATCAAGAAACTATACATGGAATGAAATAGTAGGCAACCTACATGTCATACAGAATGATG